GCTTGTCCTGCTGCGCGCCGGCGATCTGCTTTTTGTAGAACTCGCCGAATTGGTCGACGAATCCACCCTGCGGCAACTGCGACTTGAAAAGGTCGGTTAGTTTCGGCTGCTCGCGCGGCTTGAAGACGTCAATGCTGGTCGGCATCTGTGGTGCCTTCAGGCCTTTCAGTCCACCGAGCCCAGGTAGGATGCTTGCCTTATCCAAGATCGCGGCGATCGCGTTGGAGACGGCATTGATCACCTTCATCATGGCTCCATAGAAGCTGTTCACCACCTTCTCGAAGGCTTCGCCGAATGAATTATAAAGAGCCGTCGCCAGGTAGCCGATCACACTGGTGGCACCGTCGCCGAACCCAGCCACGGTGCTGGAAAACGCTTGATCGAAATTGCCGGTGATCAGGTTGGCGACGAAGTCAATGATCCCCGAAAGCGCGTTGCCGAAAGCCTCGATCGGCAGCGTCATCGCGCCGGTGAACGCCTGTATCCAAAAATCAACGGTGAAGCTGATCCATGCCGTAAGCAGTGTGTTCCAACCGGCAATGGCGGCTTCCATGCCGGCCAGCAAACCAAGCCGCAGCGCTTCGCCAATCTGGCCGTTCTGCACTACCTGAACGGCAAACGTGATGCCGTCGGCAAGCGCTTGGCCGATCGATGCCGCAATCGGGCGGGCCTTGTCCAACAACGCGATCACCTCCTGCAAAAGCGGCTTCAGCGCCACCATGATCGGGCCTGCGAAGTCCGCCAGCATCAGGTTCCAGTTGTCCTTGAGCGTGGAAATCAGGCCATTCCACGTCATGCTTTGGAGCTTCATCGTGCCGCTAAAGCGCTTCAGGCTCTGCTCGGCGATGCCCCAAATCTGCGCGAAGTTTTTGCCGCCTTCGTTGCTCTTCTCGGCAAGCTGATCCATCGCGCCTTTCACCTGTGGGGTGATCAGGCCCATCTCCATCAGGCGCATCGTGGCTTCGCCGATCGGCTGTCCGCCTTTCAGGCCGGCGTAAAGCCTACCCACCCACATGGCGACTTCCTCAAACGAACGCTGTGCGCCGGCCGCCGCATCGCCGACCATCGTCCAGCCTTCGGCGTTGTTGAGCAACCCGCTGGTGAACGTCTCCAAGTAGCGGCTACCCTGAATCAGTTCCTTGCTTTCAAACGGCGTGTCGGCGGCGAAGGTGTTGATTTCCTTCATCTTGGTGGCCGCTTTCTCGTAGCTGCCCAGCAACACCGCGAAACCGGTTTCCGCTTCCTCGAAGCCCGCCGCGATTGGCAATCCCGCCTTGAAAGCCTCCCACGCGATTCCCGCCGCCGTGGCCGCGGCGATCGCCGCCAGCGCCGTCACCAGCGCCGTCACCAATGCGATGATGATCGGGAGCGCCACGGCTGCGGCCGTGCCCAATGCACCAAGGCCACCGGCTGCCGCAGCGACACCGCCCGCCAGCGCTTCAGCACCCGCTGCCGCTTCCGCCATCCCGCCACCCGCTTCGGCCGCAGCACCTCCCACTTGACCGAAAACCGACCGCAGCCCCGCGAAGGTGTTGGATCCCGACTGCACGCGTCGTACCATGCCGCCAAAGCGGCCATCCATCATCCCAAGGCCGTCCAACATGTCGACGATACCTCCGGTCACCGATCCGCTGCCGGTGCGCAGGCCCTGCGCCATCCTCGAAAACGCACCCTGGCTTTTGCTGGCCATGCGGTCGGCGCTGCTGCCCGCCTGCTTGGCGGCGGACTCCACTTCCTTGGCGGCGTGGCTGAAATCCTGCCCAACCTTCTTGGCGCTGTCCTCGACCTTGTCGAGGCTCTTGTCGACGGATTCCGCCATGGCCTTGGCGCCCGCCTTCACCTCGTCCATGCCCTGCTTGGCTGGCTTCGGGTCGAACTTGATGCCAATCGTTTTGATGTCGGCCATGGCTAGTGGGAGTTCTTTTCGCTGGCCCGTTTCGCGGCTTCAGCGAGGTGTTGCAGAAATACCCGGTCTAACGCCCGAATGACACGCAAAAACGCCGTGGGCTCGTAGCCGTAGCAATTCGCCGCCATCAGGATGTCCACGGTCGTGATGCCGCTGGCGCTGCCGAATCCAACAGGGCGGCTTTCGCTCAGCAGCCAAAACAACTGCAAAAGGTCGGCTTGGAATTCATCCAAGACCGGCTTTTCGGCCAACGGTGCGGGTTCCACCCCGGTGGTTTCCCACACCGTCACCAAATAATCCTCGGAATCACTCCACCGGATCTGCCAATCCAGGGCCGCTTTTCAACTCTTCGGTGGCTGCGGCCTCGCCCTCGGCTTGGTGGTTGGAAAGGTCGTTGGCTTGTTCCGCGACCCAATCGCGAAACGCCGGAATCTGCATCGCCTTGCGGCGCTCTTCCGGCGTCGGCTGAAGCACCACGCCGTTGTCGGTCACTCCCTCCCAGCTCAACAAAATCTTTTCCGCCATCACCTCGGCGGCGATCTTCTCCGCCAGTTCCGGGTCATTCTTCAGCTTGTGCGCCGGAATCTTCGCCACGCGTTGACGCAGGGCTTTTTTGTAGCTCGGGTCGTACGCGCTCGCGATCAAGAAGCGGGTTCCTTCGCTGTATTCGATCCATTTGCCCTTTGAAAGGTTGGCGTCGGTGCGGAAGCTGTTGAGGTCCATAGTTGTGGCTTATCTTGTTGGGGATGAAAACATGTGTCTGCAAATTTGCAGTGTCCTAAGTCGTTTATTTTACGACGCCGGGTGCATATCGATCGAAAACGCGCAGCCGGTCACCGGGTCATAAATCGCGGTGAAATCGCAGTCGATCATCACGTCTTGGTTTCGGCCGCCGGCGAACGGGTCGGCCTTGCCGGTTTGCAGCCGGTGAATGGAGAACACCATGGTGTTGCCTTCCGCGTCGGTGGCTCGCCAGCTCAAGGCGATCGGTGTGTGGGTGCGGAACGCCTCGAAAAGATCGTTGTTCTGGAAGTAGCCGGAAAAGCTACCGGTCAACTCGAAGGTGCCGACGCCGATGTCGAAATTACCTTCCGTCCCCATCGCGTCCTTGCCGCGCAATCCGTTGGCGATTTTCAGCTCGATGCTTTTCAGCACCTCGGCGGAAGTCACCCGGTTATAGAGGAACGTTCCCACGTTGTTGGTGGCATTGAGCACCGCTTCGGTGGGGGCGGCATCGTAACGGCCGGGATCCACGCCGCCGGTAAGCGTTGCGCCCGCCCAGCTGGCGTCAACCGCGGTGTCGGTGGTCGCCGTGGTGTTCACGCCGGGCTCGATCGCGGTCACCGTCAGGGTGGTGGCATTGCTGGTAGCCGTGACCACGGTGTGGGCCACGGTGCCGGTGCCGTAGGCCGTGCCCTCGCCCGCGCCGCCGTTGATCGCGGCTGCCAAGTTGGCCAAGCTGGTGGCCAGGTCCACGCCGATGTCGATGTGGTTCGCAGCGCTCGGCGTCGCCTTGAAGGTGTAGGTTTTACTGCCGATCGTCACCGTCTCGTCGGCGCTGAAATTCGCGGTGGCGGTCAGCACGCGGCTGGCGCGGGTGCCGGTGACCACGGCGTCGAGGCTGTCGATGCTGCTATCCGGGCGCGCACCCAAAAACATCAGCTCGCCGGTGACGATTTGCTTGCTCTCAAACTTGAGCGTCAGCCCGTCCACCACCATGCCGATGAATTGCTGGAAGTAGTCCTTGCCGTCGTTGGTCTTGAGCTTGCGCTCGAGCGTGAAGCTGTCGCGGGTGATGCCGTTGCGGTAGTGGTTGCCGCTGATCCCAACAGTGGCGCCGGTCTGGTCGCCGACGAACGATCCGGCGGCGAACGTCAGCAGCGAACCGTCGCCGCTGCGATCGACCACCAGCTTCAGCCCGTTATTCAGCGGGTTGGTGGCGCCGGAAATTTTCACCGTGGCGCCGATCGGCACGTCGTCGAAGTCGCCTGCCAAGCCGTCCAGTGTCTGCGCGTCGGCGTCAATGTCGGCGCTGATTCCGGTCAGAGCCAACACCACCGGCGAAGCGAACAGCGCGGCCGACAAGAAGTCGGTAAAGGCCCCGTAAGAAAGCTCGAAGTTAAAACCGCCACTGGCCTGAATGCCGACCTTGACCAAATCCGCCACGTTGCGGTCCTCGCGGATTTCCTGGCTCTGGATCGTGTCCTTTTCGGCGGTCAGCTTCTCGCCCGTGAAGCGAATGGCGGAAAATCGCGGCGTGGTGGGCGTCTCGCCCCACGTGGTTTCCTTGATAAAGCCCAGTGAGGCGTAGTTGGCGTCGGCGGTGGCTTTCATGGTGTTGGGGCCCGAACGGGCGGAGGTGATTGGTTTCTAGCCGGTTTCATGGGCATTCGTCCACGTAAAACGGCACGCTGGCCGTGAACTGCTTATAGCCGGTCCGCTCGCCGTCCTCCACAAGTCCCGCGACTTCGAACACCAGCACCAAACCGGATTCGATGATCAGTTGTTTTTTTTCGAAGATCGCACCCAGCAAGTCCCCGGCTTTGGTCGCCGCTTGGGTGCCACGGTTTTCAGGGCAAAAAATCTGAATCGAATGGATGCCGGGGGTGCGCATGCGCTGGCCTCCCACGTCGGCGGCGTCTCGCTTGCCGAACAATGGCGCGAAACGGCACCACGCTTGGCCATCGGGTTGCTTAAATTTCTGGTTGGGCCACTCGATCGGCAGCGCGTCATCGCCGGTCCAATTCGTTTGCATGTAGGTGGCGAGAAATTCGCGAATGGCTTCGGCTTTCATGGCGCTGGGCTTTATTCCAAACTATCGATGATCACGTCAATCTCGGCCATCAGTTCGGCGACGGTGATGCGCACCATGCCTTTGGGGGCCTGCTTGCTGTGGCCGTTTTCCAACGGCTCCATGTAAATCAAATTGCTGGTGACGTAGATCGTCGTCGTGCCGTCGATCTCGCTCAAATCCGGCTCACTAGGTGCCCCGTAGGTGCCCGGCAAGTTCGGCGGCCCGGAGTAGGCGTCGCCAAGCGCCACGGCCCAGCTGGCGCGAGCGCGGCCGGTTTTGACTGGCGTCTTGATCGTCAACTTGGTCCACGCGTCCAGCGTCAGCTTGCGGGCCACCGTCGCGTGATCGATGTCCAGCTTTTCGGCCAAATCGTCGACCCAATGCCCGAACCTTGAAATTCCGGCCATGTCAGGGCGATGGCGCGGGTTTCGGGCTTCGGCAGTAGAAAATCCACACCGCTGCGGTCGGATCCCGCTCCACCATCCACACCTCCCAGGTTTCGCCGGCCTCGTCGGTGATTTCACCTTCCTGTTCGCCGGCGTAGTCCCCCAACGACTCGCCCTGGAACAAAAAACATCGGCGGCGCACCTCGGGGTCCATCGTTGGGCGTTCCTCGGCGTCGTCATAGGCGATCGCCTCGATGTTTTCGCCGCTGAACGCCCATGTGGTCGCCATCTCATCGGCGGCCGGATCGTATTCGCTGTCGGGCCCTAGCTTGAGGGTGCACTTCACCACGGCGTCGCCCGCGGCGGCAAACGCGGCTTTCACGCCCTTGCGGGCTTGGGCTCTGATCGCGGGCGTGGTCATCCTCGGTAAACTTTGACGACTCGGCAGCTGCTTTGCTTGAACGTTCCTAAGTCGCGCAGCAACTCCTGCACGTAGGGAGTGACCGCCGTCTTGTTCTCGTTTCCGGCGGCGGCTTCGCTCGCTTGGTCCTGATATTCGATTTCCAAGGCACCCTTGCCCAAGCTCAACTTTTTCATGGCATCGCACCCGCCGCTGGCGGGTGGTCGCACTTGGAAGCCGCCGGCCGTCAGAAGTTCGCGCGCGATTTCCGCCTGCGCCCAGCGCACGTTCCGCGGCACGGCGTCGCCGGCAAGTTCCTCGCCATCGATCACCACGCAGCGACGTGGCCACGCGAGCGGCTGGGAACTCTTCACGGGGCGGCCTTCCCAAATAAATTGGGTGTCAAGGATCCGCGCCGCCTGAACAAGCGCCCGGTCCTTTTCCTCGCCGGTAGCCGCCGCCCAAATCTCGCGTTCCACCACCGCTTCCTGGTAGGCGTCGGCCTCTTCGCGCGTCAGGTAGGTGTTGGCGGCCTCGTCGGCGCCCGATCCGGTTTCTTTTACAAGGGTCAGGGCCATGGTTCAGTGGGGGTTCGCCCGGGATTGGCAATAGGCCTCGTAGGGAGTCAGACCTTGCGCGTAGAGCGCGTCCGCGTCGACGCCTTCGGGCAAGGCGCCGCTGAATTGCTGATACTTCTCGAACCGTAGTTGCCATTCCTCGCGGCTTATCGGTTCGGCGGGTTCGATTGGATCGTCTTCCATCACGCGCTTTCTAACGCGCGGGACGCCCGCTGTCCATCATTCCCAACCATAAGGCCAATCGGGGCCTGGCGTCATGGCCACCGTTTGGCCGCTCAGCGCGTGCGGGCTGTCGCTGCAAAACTCGATTTTGCCGTCACGCACGAAGTGGTGGCAAATCGTCTTGCGGCTGCCATCCGGCCGTGGGTGAAATTGCAAAATCGATGGCGAAAGCGTTGGTTTCAGCAAGTCGCCATTGAACGTCCAGCGGGTCGGGACCACGGCGTGCTGGGTTGGAATCGCCAACCCTTCTTTGCACCCAGGGCACCAATAATACAGATAGCCGTTGGCGTCCAAGAACGCCACGGCGTTTGGGTCTGTTGGTCGCTCGCTCATGGCACGCAGCAGTTCCAACATACCGCACCGACGCAAACCAGCAGCACCGCCATGAGCGCCAACATCACGGCGCCGCCCAAGGCCCCGCCGGTTTGGCGATCACCCCCGATCAGCGCCATCGGAATGCCGATGAAAATCAGCGCCAACAAATCGGCCGCGTCGTCCTTGCGCTCGGCAAGCCAATACTCCACGGCGTTGGGTTCGCTCTTCATGGCTTAAACTTGGAAGGCGGCGGCCTGCCGCCACATGTCGTCCAGTTGGGCGTCGCTCAGGCCAAGCGCAGCGCCAACCGCATTCACGGTCGCCGAACTGCGGGCCATCACGTTGCCGTCGATCCACGAATTGCGAACCACGGTTCGGGTGGGCTCTTCCATGCCGTCAATCGCCGCTTCAACCGATGTTTTCAGGCCCATGAGTTCCACCACGGCTTTGACGCGCCAAAGCGGAAGCTCGTCGATGATAGGCGGCAGCACGGGCACGCGCTCCAATGCGGTGCCGTTCCACTTCAGGCGGCCGGGTCCGGGCGGAATGGTCGCGACTTCGCGGATCGTCCAACCGGGCTTTTCCTCGGCGTTCCCAAGTGGGTAATTAACGACGTCACCGGTGATCTCTTGTGTGGCGATTTGCATGAGTCAAAACAGGTTCGGGCAAACCTCGCGCTTGGCGGCCTTGCCCCGGTAGTGGGTTATGGCCGCCTTGCGCGGCCAGAACGCGGAATCCACCCGAACCTCCCATGGATGCCCGCAGGCTTCAAGCGCCCAATAAAGCGCCAGACATGGGTCTCGCACCACCACTTCCATGGCGCGGGCTGTCGTGCTGCAAATCTCCGCCATCCATTCGGCGGGGCCGCTCAAAAATCCCGCCCATGGCGACCAGCCGTAAGCGCGGCCGGGATAGTCGAGTTCGAGGCGGCGGTCGCCTTTCTCGACTGTGATTCGGTCGTTCGGAATTTTGATCTCTGAATCGAATGAAACGTCGGCCTCGCAGGCGACCATCACCCCGGCGGAGGTTCTGGCTATATCGGCGGTCAGGCGAAAGCGCTCAATATCGCATTCGTGCGCAGTCTTGCCGCTCAGTTCCAGGCATACGAAACCAGGCGGAAGAAGCCTTTCAGCCAACTCCCGGAAAGCTTCGGAATTCGCCGCTGTAACAATCATCCGAATTTCAGGGAGACCGTGGAACGGGGTGGCAAAGACACCGGGAATACGAGGCGCGTGATCGGGTTGGTATGTCCAATTACATCCGTGAGAAGCAAAAGTTGACCGGCACGGTATGCGTCGTAATTCGCGTTATAATATCTCGATCCAATGGTATCGAAAGCAATTCCGCCACCAGCCGTCGATGGGGTGAACGTGCCGTCCACATCCCCGACTGGAACGCCGTCGCGCACCTTTACCCAACCGCAGTTTGTCGGCGGGTCTGACGCATCGATGGCAACCCCGTTGATAATGAGATCCAAACCCAATCCTGCGGGGTCGAACACGATTTCGGCGGTATCCTCCAGAACCAGCCAGTTGGGATTCGTGAAATCCGCACCTCCTAGATACATCTCGATCCGGTCGCCTTGGTTCGTAACCTTCACGATGTCGCCAGCCACCAGCGGCGTGGTGTCGTCACCGCGGGTGCCAGCCAGCCGCTGCGAGTTGGTTACGCTGCAGACTGTCAAAGTAGCACCCCCGGCGGCAGCGGCTCCCATCACAGCGCGCAATTCCGCCTCGGTTTCGCACCGCAGCAGGGTTTCCACCAAGGTGGTGACGTTGATCGGTTCTCCGGGCGGCGGAAGGGCGAGCATGATTCAGGAAGTTGGGCGTTTGAAAGGGGCTAGTCCGACCGGCCGCATGAATCGGCCGATGCCGTCGGGGCGTAAAAAAGCATTGGTCGCGTCGTAGTCGCCTTCTCCGCGGGCGCGACGGTTCTTCTGCAACAAGTAAAACGCAAAGCGCCGACTTCCGGCGCTCGCGAATCTCGGGCTTGTCGCGGTGAACTTCATTGGGCGTTGTTGCCGCGGCGGCGACCACCGGTTGCTGGCGGTTTGGGAGGCTGCGTCTGGCCTTCATTGGCCTGCGGTTTCTGTGGTTCGTCTTCGGCGGCCTCCTGACGCATCCGCTCGGCTTTCACGGCATCGGCCTGACGTTCCTGCTCGGCGTTCTTTTCCGCTTTCAGGATTTCGGCCGCAGCATTTTCCGCTTTCGCGCGGGCGTCGATCGCCGCCAAGTCAATGCTCGGTTGGCGACGGCGCTTCGGAAGCGGCGAGCGACCCTCGAACGGCACGCCGCCGCTCGCCATCTGGTGGGCATTTGTCAGCATGGTTCGAGGGTGCTAGATTCGCGGCTTTGCGTCAAACCCGAACGTTGAGCAACGCCTCCACTGTCACCACGTCGTTGGTGGCCAGATTCACGCTGCCGTCGCTGTTGAGCTGCACCGTGTTGTCGACGATGGTCAGTTTGCCGTCCCATGCCTTCAACACGCCGGCGCTGGTGCGAACCTGGACGGCGGCATTGGCGACCGGAGAACTGAAGCCGAAAACGCAAGCGAGCGCGGTGGCTTCGGCGGCGGTGACCGCTCGCTTCACCTGCACGGGAATCTGCGGCGCTTCCAAAATACCGGTTTCGCCGTAGGTCGTGGCGGCGGCCCAGCCGTTGTTGGAACCAGCGAGGGTTTCCGCGCATGCGATCGCTTCGGCGGCATAATCGTGCGCGATCACCACTTGGGCACCGAGCGCATAGGCGGTCACCTCAATGCTGGCGTCATTGATCGCCGTCACCAGGGCGTCCCGCACGTTGGCGGCGGAAGGATCGGCGCCGCTGGCCAAGGTCGCCGCTCCAAAGCTGCCGTTGGTCATCGCTTCGGTGGTGCCCAGCGCATTGCCTGCGGTGCCGCCCGCAAGCGCTGTCACGGTCATGGTGCTGGCGCTCGCCTTCATCGCAGTGACCGTCGCGTGCACCGTGGTGCCGGTGCCGTAGTTGGTGCCTGCACCCGCGCCGCCGGTAATGGCGGCCACCAAGTTGTCGATCGTCGCCTCGGCGCTGGCACCCACCTTAACTTCGTTGGCGGCATTGGGTGTAGCCTTGAACGTGTAGGTGCGGCCGGCGATCGTCACCGTTTCGTCGGCGACTGCGTTACCAGATAGCGTCAAGGTGCCGCTGGCCTTCACCGTGGTGCCGCCGGAAACATTCACCCGCACGCGGCCGGCGGTAATGGTCGCCCTGGTGTGGGTGTCGAGCTCAAACACGGTGGTTCCGATGGTGACAGTTTCGCCGTCCGCGCCAGCGGAAGCTAACCGGAGGACGTTCACGCCGTGGGTGGCGCTGGCCGCCATCAGGGCGGCGATTGCGGAAAGGGTGCCTTTCATGGTTTCGAAATCGGGGTGGGTTGTTGGTTTGAAAAAAGGGGGCGGCCCGCGTGGGGACCGCCCCCTTCAAAGGGCTCACGGGTCGGTGGCTTACGCCGGAATGTTGTGGCGGATTTTCACCATGCGAACGTTTTTGCGTTCGTACACGCGCTCCCAGTTGTCGCCGTTTTCCAACTCGTCGTTGGTCGGGAACTTGGCCGCTACGGTGTCCTCGGTCCACTTCACGCCGCGCGGGTGCAGGATCATGTCCCAGCGGTTGATCAGGTGGGAACTGGAAGCGAGCGAATCGCGACCGAATTCCAGCTGCCAAGTACCATGGCCGCCTTCCACCTCGGGGTTGGTCGGGTTGTTGCCGAGTGCCAGCGCACCAAGGCCGAACAGGTAGGTGGTGTAAACCGGCTTGCCGTCGATGGTTTCCACCGGGCACCCGTCGTCGACGATCACGCGCTTGCCTTGGAAAACGGTGATCAGCGACTTGCCTTCGCTGTCGGGGATGAAGTCGATCAGGTCCAGCTTGCGCAGCGCGCTTTCCACGGCGCTGTGCATCATCACGGCGACCAGCTTCTTCTTGCTGTCTCCCATCAGCTGGGTGGCGTCGATGAAGGTCGCGCCGGTCAGGAAGTTGCTGGAATCCGGCGTGCCGCTCGCCTTGTGGATGTCGAGCACGCTGTCGGCCATGGTGGTGGCGGCGAAAACGCCGGTCAGCGTGGCGATGATCTGCGCCTGCAAACGGCGGGCACGGAAACCGGCCACCAAGTCGGCGATCGCGCGCATCGGGTCGCTGCCGGCGAGCAAGCCGGCCAGGTCATGGGCGCCCCACGCCTTTTGGCGAATCTGGCGACGGGCGACGTCCTTGTCCGCGCCGATGTTGTCGGGCGTCATCGATCCGGTGTCGTTCATCACCTCTTCCTCGCCGGAAAGGTCATTCCAGAAAGGCATGTCAACGAGCTTCCCGCCCTGCGTCAGCGCGGCGGAAAACTGCGGGTCAGTGTCCACGATGCCGCTGGTCACGAACTCGGAAAGTTCGGCGGTCCGCTGGATCATGTAGGGCAGGAAAAGCTCCGGCACCACAACGTCAGAAACTTTGGTTTCCATGGTAGGGAATGGGTAGAGTTCGAGTGTTGCTTTTTGGTGTCTCGGCTCGCTTGGCTCCCCCGGAGCCCGCTTTCGTTCCCCCCCGGGGACCGTGCTTGTGACGTGGTGGCGTATTAGCACGCTCGGGCTTTGACCGTCAACATCGCGAAACAAAAAACCCTGCCAGGCAAATTCCTGGCAGGGTTTAACTGCTGCTTGCGTGGTGGCGGAACCGTGCCGCCGGTCGGTTATAAGTTGGTGGGAGGGGAGGGATTTGAACCCACGGTGTCAGGGTTATGAGCCCCGCGCCCAACCGGTGCCCTCCGCTTGAAAAATCAAATCCGAACGTTGGCCTGAGCCGCAAGGCGTTGGGCGAGCGCACGGTCCTGTTTCAGAATTTTGGCTTGCTCGGAAAGGTTGAAGCTTTCGGTTTTCCACGGGTTCGCGCCGGTGCCACCGGCGCCGCCCTTGGGGCCGTTGCCGGATCCACCGGCACCGCCGCCTTCGCTGGACTCGAACAAGTGCGCGGCGGATTTCGCCAACCCTTCGACCCACTCGCTCATGGTCAGCGGCTCGCCCGTCTTGCCGTAAATCTTCTCGCCCTTGCTGTCGATCGCCACCGGCTTGCCGTCGTCGCCAAGCTGCCACACGCCGCGGCCACGGGCCACAATATCGTCGTGCGCGGTGCTGCGCAGGCCCAGCTTGGATCCTTCCTCGAGCAGGCCGGCGTCGATTGTGCGCTCGGAAAGCTGCCGCTGCGCCGTGGTCAGCTTCTCCTTGACCGTATTCAGTTCGCGTTCGTGGTCGCCGCGCATGGTCGCGACCCGCTCTTCCACGATTTTGTTGATTTCCTCCGGCGTCTTGGCCTTGCTTTCCTCGATCTCCTTTTTCTTGGCGCGCAAGGTTTTAGCCTCTTCCGCAGTGATGTCGCCGTAGGCTTCCAGCTGGGTTTTCAGCGTGGTGTTGTTCGTCCGGAACTCGTCCAAGCGGGCATTGGGCACGGCCCCGGGGCAATCCAAGACGAATTTCCCATCCGTCCCTTGGTTGTAATGCGCCTTTTCAACGTCGCTTAGTGCGTCGAATTTCGTTTGGTCGATGATGAACGGCAGAGCCATGGCGTGCTTTTTACGCGCCTTGTCCGGCGCTTGGCAATCCATTTCCGGCGCTGTGGGGGCCGAAAATGTAACGGCCGGCCAGTCGGCGCGTGGGTGATAAACCAACTTTTTTCGGGTGAATCACCTGTTATGCCCAAGGAATAGATCCCCTTGGGCGAGTTCGTTGGTGATTCGGGTTTTCGCTTCCTCGTAGCGTTCCGGGTCGCGTTCGATCCCGATGAAGCGGCGGCCAGAGCGGATGCAGGCGATGCCAGCCGTCCCGCTTCCCATGTAGGGGTCAAGCACTGTCGCGCCCTTCGAAGCAACCAGATCAAGCGCCCGCGTGAAGAGAGGCACCGGCTTTTCTGCCGGATGTTCCGAGTCGCGGTTTCCCTGCGTCCACCGATGACGCCACACGTCCGGCTCGCTCCGCGTGAAGTTCTCCCATTCCGGCAACGTGACCACGGCGAAGCATTCGTAGGAGTTGCGGAGGATGCCTCCCATTCCGATGCTTTCCTTGTCCCACACGCCGACCTTTGGCTCTTTCAGATTCAGGCGAGCGCAGGCAGTATCCAGCACCATCGCACCGCGCCAGTCTATCGTCATCCACCACGCAGCAGACGGCTTGCAGCAGATCAGCAACCGTCCTAGTTCCTCCCGCAGCCACGCCTCGAAGAACTGCGTTTCGCGGGTCTGTCGCGTTGTCCGCGACACCTCAGACGATGCCTGACTTGTAACGGCATACGGCGGATCAGTTACCACCGCGTCAATGTCCTTGAGTTTTGGCACGATCTCCCGCGCCTCGCATTGATACAGCGTCACGCGGCCGCACGAAGAGGCATAACAAGGGGCTGGTGGCGATTGGGCTAACGGTGTTGTCACGGCGGGGGGGGGGGGGGGGGTGGCCCCCGGCCCCGGTCGGCTGGCGCCCCCGCCCAACCGCCACAGCCCTATCG